ACACTAATTACCAATCTACCCTCCTATGAGGTCTGGGTGAGAAAAGAATATCTAACCGACCATAAGAGTGGTCATGGGGAATTTGTCAAGGGAGTCTGGGTATCCGCCAAGAGTATACCTGGTCGTGCCTTTTATTTTGAGACTTATCTACCTGAGTATGCTGCGATGTTTGATAAGTTGCCAATCTCTGCGTTTCTCTCGTCCCCAGAGATACCAGATCCTGATATGACACTTCATAACCTACAGTTCTGGAACTGTATGGACTATGGTGTGGTTGCCGTTCAGAAGCAATTCATCGGTTCAATGCACTATGAAGTCTATACAAGAGACTATGGCACTCAGACGGGCACCTATATCTGCACATTAGATAACTATCACTCTGATGTTGATGCAATTGACTACTCAACCAGTGAACAACCTGCCGAACATAAGTCTCATAACCTCCTCGAACTTGATAATGGACAGTTTTGTCTCTATCCAAACAACAGAATGAGGATATATGATAATAGTATCACTCCTGAGACACCTAAGATTCCTGATTTTAAGGTTTCAACAGTGTATTATCAGGTGGAGAATGGTCATGATCGTGATGGATTAGGGTCAGAAGAGAATTATTTCTGGAAAACAGCAAAAGAAAGGTCAGTTGACACCAATGTTGGAGCAGGAAATACCGCAAATTTGGGAGAAGAAGACGTAAATATCAATATTGACCATTTATTAGGATAATTTTCTTTAAAAAAACGGTATAAATAAATATAAAACTTGGTTAATGGCATACAGAAGGGTTTCAAAAGCGTTTAAAGACATAAGTTTATCGTTTTCACCCCATCCAGTTACAAAAGATTTACCGATTCTTA